AACAGGGTGAACAGCAAACGCTTAAGCGGTTACAAATGAGCGGTAGCACTCGCCGGAGGCTAGGAATGTGAGTCAGTACGCTTTTGGCCATGCCGTTCGAATTAAAAAAAGTATTCAAACGGTTTTCTACTTTCAAAATTTTTTTATAGGCCAATTGGCTACTCATACTCATGAAGAAGAAGACGGCACGACTCAAACAAATCAATATCAATTTGTGGCGTTTGGGTTTTCAGGCGTAACGGTCAACCGCACAGGAGATGGACTGGAAGCAACTTTGGTATTTCCAAATAACAAGTTGACCCGTGATTTTGCCGAGGAAGCAATTGATGAAAGCTTTGTTACCGCAGTTGATCTGTTAATTTTGGATGAAACCAATCCGGCCGGCACTCATCAAAAACTGCACACGTTTACTGGGCAAATTGTGGGAGGACAATGGGACAACGTGTCGTTAAACCTACAGCTAGGCTCCGTACTCGATGCTGTTGGAACGGACGTACCAAGGCGCTCCCTAACACAGCGCTTGATTGGCAACCTGCCCATTTCAAACAATGTCCGACTGCAGTGATCTAATTGGGATGCCGTATCGGCTTGGGGCTGACGGCAGTGATGGTCATATTGACTGTATTCACCTTTGTTATGAGGTCTGGGAGCGGGTTGGCATTAAGGGGCCAGCATTTAAACAGTCCTGGTACGGGGCAAGCAAATGGGAAGTGTGCCGAGATCTGGTGCGTTGGGGTTTGCGAGTTGAAAAGCCTGCGTATGATGGAGACATTCTGCTGCTACCGCAGCAATCCTGGGCATTTGCAGTCACATGGCAAAAAGGGATTTTGTATATCGGCCCGATGACGCAGAAAGTGCAGTGGTCTTTGGCCCGAGCGTTTACGACGTACCACTGCTTCCGTACGAAAGGCAGCTAATTGCGACTATTGGGGTAACGGAGGAGCAGTATCGCAAGTTTGCTGCTGAAGTTAAGCGTAAAGGCGTGGTGCGTCCGGCTGAATATGAGCACATTCCCGATATTCAGGCTGGTCAAGCGCTTGTTCCGATTCTTGTCAACCTAGCAATTAGCCTTGTGTTGACTGGCGTTGCTTATTTGTTAACGCCAAAACCTAAACAACCGGAAGCATCTGGGCGTAGACAACTTGCTGGAGAGACTGGAGCAAACAGATTTACACCATCCCGTGGTTTTGAGACTCTTGCGGAGCTTGGTGAGTATGCTTCTCCGATTCCGTTATTGTTCGGTTTGTATCGGGAAGGATACGGCGGTGGAATGTTGACAACGCCAAAATTAATTTGGTCCAGAATGTTTAGTCATAGGACATTACAACGGGCTAAATTGTTATATGTAATTGGTGAGCAGGGGGCTAAACAACTTGGTGGTATTGCAGAGCCTAAACGTGAAGGTATTTTTCTTGGCAATAATGCAATTGATCCACTTTTTGACAATGCGTACGCTTTTTACTGGAAAGAACATTCAGGCGATCCAGTGCAACTGCGGGTACGCGATAACAATTTTCTTTATGGATCAAGGAACGAAGCGCATAGCGGGGATCCCGATCCCGCAATAAATGGAGAAGTTTTTTACGCCCCTACCGGCGATGAAATTGATGCAGTAGGCCAGTTCTGCCATGCGTTTACGCCAGCCAATAGCACGCAATTTGGCGTTTTTGAGTCGATAGCAAACGGCACTTCTTTTCGACCAAATTATCGTATTGTTTCGATGTTAAAAGAAGGTCAAACTGGTTTTACAAAACGTGCAGCAGGACGAGCAAGATTAAAAATTGCTGGAGCTGGTTTTGATAATACAGAGGAAGGAAGGGCAAAATTAGGTAAAAAACCTATTCCAGAAAGAGGCACAGGAGCTGCAGACTTTTTAGACAAAATGCAAAAACAGGGTCAAAGAGGCGCTGGACGAAATTACAGCCCACGAATGGGTATTGCCCGAGTTATAAAATTTGTAGGAACAGTTAATGAAACAGAAATAACGACAAACGACACAGAATTTAAAAAGTTAGTCACAGTTCAACCCAAAGATATAGCTATTTTTGTAATTAGTAATACTATAATTGACCCAGATATTTATCTTGAGCAAAAAGCAGACTCAAGAGAAAGCGTTGATGATATTAACAGTTTGGTTGAGTCTTTACAAATTGCAGCCGACGACTCAATGCAAGTTGGAGAACAGTTTGCTATTGCTGGAACAATTTGGAAAGTTATTGACAGAAAGTTAGATAGGTTTATTCCTGCTGGCGAAGATGCTAAAAATAAAAATCAACAGATAACTCTTGAATGCGTTAGCACCGATGAGTCTCAATTTAATACAATTGGTATTGTAAGCCTCAATAAAGTTATACAACCAGGTAAAGATTTTATTGGAGACGATGTGCCGGATGTACTAGATGGACCAGATGCGCCAGAAGCTGGGATTGAAGAAACATTTTTTCCAATTACAAAAGTTGCGTTTGCAACAATTAGAAACAATCGTCCTGCAGTCGTTACTGAAATCGGTCTAAAAAGTACAGTTTTTCAATCTTTAAATGGATTGTGCGCTTTTAATAGCTTGCCAACTCCTGATGAACTTATAAAACTTGACAAAGAAAATGTTCAAGTAACAAGCGGAGTTATTAACTCGAACATTGCGAGGTCAACTGTCTTTCGTGTTTTTGTTCGGAAGGCCGGAGAAAAAGATGAATCATTTGCAGCCATTCCAAGATTATTTTTGGTACGAGGAAATCGCCCAGTCGCTCAATACAATTTTATTCGTTTTGCATTAACTGGTGGGCAAGGCCCGCAAGAGCTTGAATTTAAATTCGTACAGCTCCCTGGGGCGGAGCTTCGCAGTATTCCTGATTTAGGGTTGCTATTTGATTTGTCCCATTCAATTTCTAGCGAGTCAAGTTCTATAGAGTTTCATTCAGTAACTGTAGACAATATCGGTGAGTTAACTATTGGTTTTAGTGGCAAAAAAATCGAGAAAGAAAAAATAAGTGAAAATAAAGAATTTATGCGAAATCCAACAGTTGTTGCTGGCACAGAAAGCACTTCGTACCCAAGCGCTGTTGTTCGCGTAAGTAATGCCCCTGCGCCTGTGCCTGGAACGGAACCTGTATCAATTAAACGCATCGAAAACATTAGTAATCAAAGTAAAAATTTTGGCGGGCGCAGCAGCGCTTTCGCTCATACGATTATTGGCGATGCTGACAATTTTGTTTTTCCCTCACTTTTTGGTATTGTTACTCAAGAATTTTTAGAAGCTAGCCCGCGCAAATGGATTAGTATTCAATGGCAATATGAAAGGTATGAACTTCCAGCAACTCATTTTGCAAGAGTCCATAATAACCAAACTTACAGTTGGCGGCTTATTTCTGCAAACGTTTTTGGAAGTTCTGGCAATTTTAAAGAAGGAGAAACGTTTGAGGTAAAGCGTGGATCACAATCAACAGCAACTCTTGGCAGCAGTTCCGCCTACCCAGACAGCAACCCATTCAAAAGAAATCCCGATGCAGACTCTGGGGATAAAGTAATGAAGTATTCCGGTTTTAAATTTAGAGTTACCAGCGCTCAAGCTACTGAAGTTGTTGGCGGTCGTCGCCAAGCTTATTTATTTGAACTATTTGGTGATGCAGCACTTCCACAGCTATCAGTTGGGCAGACTAAAACCATAGAAAGAACGTTTACAAGCGGAAATAAAACAATGAAGGTTGAGCTTACGTCAACTGTTAGAAATTTTTCTGACATTCGTGGAAAGGGACGTGTTTGGTCAGCCCCACAAGTACAAGTTATTCAAAACTTAAATACAACTCAAGATTGGGAAAAAGGCGAAAATTTTGTAGATGTAGCAGCGGTTTCAATTGTAAACCCTTACAAAACGGATTCTTATGAATTTGCAGGTTTTAAATATCAAGTAGGCAGTCTAGTTACAAATAACATTCCTCCTAAATTTAAAGCAGATCAAAAATTTGCTAACCAGAGTCAGTTTAGCGATATTAGTTTTTATAGAAATTTAGTTGAGAAATCAAACGCTAACCAGCCCGAGCATGAAATTGTTTATGTAAATGAAGTACAAGAATATGAGGGCGTTAATGACGAAGATTTACCTAGTATGAAAAACCTTGTTCTTGCCGGTCTTTCCTTAAAAGCAACGCGCAATTTTACTCGCCTTGATCAACTGCGCGTATGGCTTGGTAAAGGCATACAAGTCGAGCGGTTGCACCCGGACAAAACAACTGCTTATGGAGATTCTGAGT